AATGACGTTGATTTAGCGCCCGAAAGGTCAAAAAACGGAATGCTTTTGACTATATAGAACGTGTGTCCAGTTTTAGCTAGAAAAAGACCTAGGAGTACAATTAGCTATGAAAAGAAAACTCATTGATTACGATGTGTTCCACAAAATCAAGACGGAATCGCTGTCGAACGCGCAGCAGGAACTAGAGGCCGCCACTGACTTGCTGGCCGTGACGCTGGAACTGGAGGGACTTGAGCTGGGGTCGTTTGGCCCGACAGAAGCCCTTTTCGAGTCCGCAGACGGCAGCCACGTGCGTGCAGACTACCAGATCAAGAACGGATACGTGCAGTTCGACAACGTCGAGCAGCTCGTTATCAACGAGGAATCCGAGGCCGAAAGGGCCAGGGAGACCATCTCCAAGATGATCGACTCTCTGATCGAGTCCGACAACGCCAAGGCGGACGAGATGTTCGCGGAATGGATGGGAATGCCCAGGAACAAGAGGATACTGACGGAAGCAAAGGAAAAAAGAGTGGTTTGCCGCAAGGGCAAGAAGTGCAAGGTGGTGAGGTGGGACAATGTGGCGAAACACCACGAACTGTCCAGCATGACATCAAGAAGAGTCAAGGGCAAGAAAAAAAGCATGAGGACGACGCCGGCCGGCATTAAGAATGTCAACAAGATGGCAAGGATGAAACTTAACAAGGCAATCGGCAAGAGCATGAAGGAATGGGCCCTGATGGCTGAGAATGTACTCGACTACGTCAACCTCGTGGAGAACGGGCCGGTCGTCGACCAGTGCCAGGTTCTCAGGAAGGACGGGGAGGTCGTCGCTGTGAGGATCCCCACCGTCAAACTCAAGAACGAAGCCAGAGTTCTGAAGTTCGACTGGAAGACCTTGAACACGGACGTCGTGGTCAAGAGGGGCCAGAGCAAGAAGATCAGCGAGAACCAGGAGTTCGCCAAGGACATCGCGGAGCTCAAGAGAGTCAACGCCTTGTCCGACAGCAAGGCGGTGGAGGAAAGCATAGAGAACATCTCGACCAAGTTCCCCCAGGCCATCTACCTGACCGAGAAGGAGCTTGCCAAGCAGATCAAGCTAAGCCTTGAGTCGGTGAATGCCAGCAACTACGACGACGAAACATGCCGTTTCCTCGCGGAGGGCATCCTCCGCACCATCCACGAGAACTTCGTCGACACCGTCGCGAAGATCGTCAAGCTCGCCGGCGCCACGATAAACGAAGAGGCCGCCGACAAGTACGCCGAGTTCAAGGCGGTCGCGGAGGGCTTCTATGCCAATCTCGACGAGACGACAACACTCGAGATGCAGGCCTTCGTCGACGTCTACGAGGCCCTCAGGCAGGTTCACGAAATCGCGGTCAAGGAGAACAACATTGAGGTCGCCACGGAAGCCGCGAGCCACCTCGACGGACTCCTCCCGATCGTAAGGAACGAAGCGGAGCAGTCATCGGACACACTCGCGGAAGCCGCCGAATGGCTCTATGACATCCTCGAGGGTGCCATGGGCGAGGAGTGGAACGTCTCGGAGCCGGTCGTCACGGTGGGCAACCACCCTGACGTCGACAAGAAGGGCAAGGCATCGCAGTCCCCAGCGGATATGACCGGGGTTAAGTGCGACGCCCAGTGCGCCAGCGACGGAAAAGAGTACACGGGAGCAGCCGCCAAGGAACTCGCCAACGACGGATGGAGCAACCTGGGGGGCGAGGGCGTCTACCCGAGCCTCGACAACCCCTACGTGCCCAAGGCGGGCGACTACAAGATTCTCGGAGAGAAGGACGTCGACTCGGACTCGGAACAGCTCGCCCAGTGGGGCGACGGAGACACATGGCCGGGACTCCAGAACCCCTACTCGAAAGCCAGCGTGACCCCAACGGAAGCCAAGTAAACAGGAGGTGAATTGTGCAACTACTTTTGGAACATGAAACAGTGCCGGGGACAGTCTACGAAAACAGACTGATCCTTGGCGGAGTCTGCAGCGCGATCTTCAACGAAATGGACCTGCACGAGGTGTCCTCAAACGGGAGCACCGTCGTCAAGTTCCGCGGGAAGTTCCAGGAAGCCGACGCCGTCAACAAGAACAAGAGGTCATACCCCTTCGATGTGCTCGACACCAACGTCAAGAGCCTGATGGAGTGCATCTCCAGCGGAGGACTGATCGGGGAACTGGACCACCCCACAGACAGCATAGTCCACTTCACCAACGCGTCGCACAAGATCACCAAGCTCTGGTGGGAAGGCAAGACGCTCATGGGCGAAGGGACAATTTTGAACACGCCCCACGGCAAGATACTCAAGGCGCTCATCAACGACGGTGTGCGCGTGGGAATCAGCAGCCGCGGGGTTGGTAACGGCAAAGTGAACGAAGACGGAATCCTCGTCATCGGCGAGAGCTACAAGCTCATAACCTTCGACGCGGTTGCAGACCCGAGCACCAGCCAGGCCTTCCAGGAAAAAGTAGTTTCCAAGGAAAGCATTATTCACCCTGTGAAAAATGAGAGCAGCAGCATAAATACTCTGAGCAAAGAGCTGGTTCTCGCTGCACTTGGTGGAATTGTCCAGAAACAAGCCAAAGAAATTAAAGAGAGGATGAACTAATGGAAAAAATTGTTGAGGCTTTGACAAAACTGCTTCCCGGAGACGCCGTCGCTGAAGTCACGGAAGCCGTAAAGAACGAGTTGGAGGGCGCGAAGCAAGCCTACGAGCAAGAGTACAGCTCCAAACTCGAAGAGGCTTATGCCGAACTGTCCGACGAACTTAAGTCCGCGGAAGAGACGGCGATCCAGGGCTACAAGGAAGCCTACGCCATCATCGAAGACCTCCGCAACAGGCTGGGCACCCAGCAGAAGGAATTCGAGCTCAGCATGGAAGAGGGATATGAAGAGGCCTACCAGATGCTCATCGCAGAGAAGGGCAAGAATGAGAACCTCGAGGTCGAGATGTATGACCAGTTCAACACCAAGCTCCAGGAGATGAAGGAGTACATGGTGGACAAGGTCGACGCATTCCTCCAGTACAAAAACAACGAGATTTACAAGTCGGTGAAGAACGAGGTCGCCAACGACCCCCGCAACGCCGAACATAAGGTCGCCCTTGACCGCGTCGTGGAGTGCGTTGCCGAGTACATCGGCGATGAGAGCTTCACCGCGAGCAACAGCGCCAAGGTCGAGGAAGTCAGCCGCAAGGTTGAAGAACTCAAGAGCCAGGTCAAGATCCTCGAGGCGAGGAACATCAGGCTCAGCGCCGATAACACCAAACTTACCGAGGCAGTACGCGAGACCCAAAAGGTCATCACGGAGTCAGCCAAGGTGGAGAAGAAAGAAAGAGTGGAGAAAGCCAAGAATGCGCAGGGGAGAGGACGTGCTGTCAACGATCCAGAACTTGTTGCCGAATGGAATGACAATAAGTCCGAAGAAAAGAAGTCAAACAACGTTGACACAACTTTGGTCGAAAGCCTTGACCCGGACCTGCTTCGTCAAATGCAGGTGCTAGCCGGAACCAAGAACAACGACTGATTAGATCGGTATCTTTAGTATAACCAAGGAGAATTTTTACCATGCAAGCAAATGCAAAGTTCCTAAATGAAGCAAGGGAGCTGGAATCTCGTTGGGCGCAAACAGGTTTGCTAGAGAACATCACAGACAAGTACACACGTTCTTGCACTGCCGTTCTCCTCGAAAACCAGCGTCTCATCAACGAGACCTCGACCGACTCGGGCGACGTAGCCCAGTTCAAGAGGATCTCGATTCCGCTCGTCCGTCGTATCTATCCGCAGCTGATAGCCAACAAGGTCGTCTCGGTCCAGCCATTGCTCGGCCCGACCGGCCTCGTGTACTACCTCCGCTTTAGGTACGGCAGCAACAAGGGCAGCGTCCGTGGAGCCACCAAGAGCGGCTTCCCCACAGACGACGCCAACTCGTTGCAGCAGCTCGCCTCAGGCGACGCGAATCTGAGCGTGTACTACTCGCACCAGTATGTCGAGAACGAGACGAGCCCGACTGACGCCGGCGGCACAACCACCACCGTCAGCCTCGAGCACACCCCCGTCCTCGCCGGCACGGTGACCGGTACCGTTTATGACGGCGATGTCGCCGCCCAGACCTTCGTGGTCTCGGAAAGCGGCACGTTCACGTTCCACGACATCGGCTCCCCCTCGCCCAAGGTGACCAGCGCCACGCTGAACCTCACCACCGGCGAGATGGTGCTGAACTGGAACGGCAACCCTGGCGACAACCATGCTACCGTCTCGTACGAGTACAACATGGAATGCAACCAGGACCTCCCCGAGATCAACCTCGTCGTTGAGTCGGAAGAGATCGCTGCCAAGACCCGTAAGTTGAAGGCCGTGTGGAGCTACGAGGCCCAGCAGGACCTCCGCAGCCAGCACAACCTCGACGCCGAGGCCGAGCTCACCGCCGTTCTGGCGCAGGAGATCAACCTCGAGATCGACCGTGAAGTTCTCAGCGACCTCCGCAACAACGCGGGCACCGTCGCCTCGTGGGACTTCAATACCGCCCTTGGTGACACCATCAAGGAAAAGTATGAGTCGCTCTACGTCAAGGTCGTCGAAGTCTCGAACGTCGTGCATCGCAAGACGCTTCGCGGCGGATGCAACTGGCTCGTGACCAGCCCCGAAGTCGCCTCGATCTTCGAGACGGCCACAGCTGGTTTCGCTCCGGCCCCGTCGGAAGGCTTCACATCGTCGCTCGGCATCCAGTATGTCGGCACGGTGAACAACAGATGGAGGCTCTACAAGGATCCGCTGTTCCCGACGGGACAGATCCTCATGGGCTATAAGGGCGACTCGTACATGGACAGTGGTTACTTCTACTGCCCGTACGTGCCACTCACCCAGACGCCAGTCGTGCTCGATCCCGAGTCCTTCTGCCCGCGTAAGGGAATCTTGACTCGATATGGGAAGAAACTCCTTCGTGAGGGTGCGAAATTTTACGCCCGCCTCTCGATTGCGAATTTCGTAATCTGAAAATAACCCTTGTTTTCAAGGGGTTTTCGCACAAGAACCCTCCGGTCGCAAGACCGGGGGGTTTTTTGTTTGTATTGCACTTTCATACATATGTCTGGTAACATACCAATGAAAGGGCAGAAAAATGAACAACATCATAGTCCTTGACGAAATCAAGGAACCCACATGGATGAAGAGGACTCTGGAGGCGGAGAGGGCGATCAATCCCAACACCTTCATATTCTTCAGGCACGAGTGGGACGAGCGGTCCGAACAGATACTTTCGCACGTCAATTCCTACTCGCAGGAGCAACTTAAGACGCATGCAAGGAAATGCGAGGTTAAGAAGATCGGATTCAAGCAACACAGGGACTTCTGCGATCTTTATCACATCCAGGGATCAAACAAACTGACCCTGGCAGCCTTCGGGATATTCTCGGCCGACGAACTTATCGGCGTTCTGTCGCTGGGCAGGCACAACAGGGACAGCAAAGCCACGGTTCTTGACCGCCTGTGCTTCAAGGCGGGTTGTCGGGTTGTAGGGGGAGCCAGCCGGCTGTTCTCCGCCGCCAAGAAGTGGGCCCTGGAGAACGGCGTCTATTCAATAGTTAGTTTCAGCGACGAAAGGATGAGCCTTGGGAAAGTCTACGAGAGGCTCGGGTTTGATCTAGACGGCCTGATCAGTCCCGACTACATCTACATCAAGGCCGACGACCCAAGCGTCTCTGTGAGCAAGCAGAGCCAGCGAAAGAGCGTCACTGGATGTCCCTCCGATGTGACGGAGAAAGAGTGGGCCAGCAGAAAGGGACTTGTTCAGGCTTTTGACGCCGGCAAGAAGAGATGGGCTTTCAAACTCCGTCTACACAAAGACGTTCCTCTAAAGAGCAGGAGACAAGGCTATT